GGAGATAGAGTATCAGAGTTTGATAATGTTCTCAACAAATACAATGGTGTCGAAGGCAGACATGGTTTTTATGAATTTGAAGGTGGAGTCAAAATAGTATCTGCAGGAGAAAGAGATCCAGATGCAGAAGGTGTCTCAGGTATGTCTGCATCCAAGATGAGAGCGGCCGCCGCAGCGAATGATTACGATTCGTTTAAGAACGGATTGCCCTCCAAGTTTAGAGGTGGAGAACTTCTCTTTAAGATGATTAGAAAGGCAATGAAGGTAGAAGATACTGAACTTGGTCTATTCCTTGGTTCGGATGTCCATACCTTTAGAGAGTTTGTAGAGTCTCCTACAGTAGAATCTATAGAAGTATTTGATGACAAGGAACTCATACAAGAATTTTATATCCCAGTTGAACTACAGAAGAGAGAATCATCTATCTCAGGATTCAAGTCTTTTCTTAGTGAAGAGAAGTTAGATGAACTGGTAAGTCAAAAGCAAATAGATGATTTGGAGAAGTTTGCTGATAAGCTTCTAAAAAAGTACCAAATTGATGTCGAATTCACAAAACACTTTGTAGATAGAATCAACGACAAAAGAAACACTCCGGAGATCAAGGTTGCAGAACTTCAAAAAATCTTTAAAAAGATTAAGAATAATAAGGGCAATCAGATCAAATCTAACGCAGACGATCAAGCAATCATCAAAGACATCTCCAGTTACCTCAACATCCCAGTAGTTATAAAGAAATATAAAGACGGCAAAACAAAACTTACCGCAAAAACCATCATGCGTAAGAAGAACTTCTCTAGTTCTAACTTTGTATTGAAGTATGAAGAATTAGATCATACTCAGATCGATGAGATATTCGACAATTTTCCTTGGATGAGTCGCGCTGCAGAGAAGGTATTTAAAAGGAGTAGATATAGGGCAGCGTTGAAATACTTCTTGCAGGCCTATGAAAAAGACCCAAAACATTCAGCACATGATGCCTTCAGTCACGCATCCCAAACCTTCAATCTGCGCCCTAGAAGATTTAAGGATTTTCTTGACGAACTGATAGCAAAGGGACTTTTACCTCCGAAGTACTCTTTCTAAAAATTATAAATATTGAGGACAAATATACCTAAATAGGAATCGTTATGAAATCTGGTCGCAAATCGTTCAAAAATTTCCTTGAGTGGCATAAAGAAGAAGGCACAGAAAGAAGAGTCCGTGGGGGAGATAAGAGGAAACCTCGCAATAAAGAGTTGGAGGAATCTGACGAAGCACTCAAATCTAAAGCAGAGAAAAGTGGCATTTCTCTTGGAATTCTAAAACAAGTTTACAATCGTGGAATGGCCGCATACAAGACAGGTCATCGCCCGGGCACAACTGCACAACAATGGGCCCTTGCTCGTGTCAATTCGTTTATCACCAAAGGAAAGGGAACATGGGGTGGTGCAGATAAAGACCTTGCTGCAAAGGCTAGAGGTGGAACCAAGAAAGAACAGGCTCCGTGTTGGGATGGTTACAAACAAGTAGGATTGAAGAAGAAAGGGAACAAAATGGTTCCCGATTGTGTTCCGGAGTCTTTTAGTGGAGCAGAGAAACAACCATTCAAATCCAAAGCTGGTGCTGGAGAGTTTGCATCCAAAGAATTAGAAAAGAAGTATCGTAAAGGAACTCCCGGCCAACCCAAGAAAAAGGTTGAGGATGTCACTGTGACTGAAGCAAAAGGCCCGGGGAAGTATATAAAGTCCGGAGATAAACAGAAATATCAGTGGGGCGATATAAATCAAGCATTAATGGATTCTGGTGTAAGTCCGAGAGTCATTTTAAATGTTTCAACTGCTCTTGCTAAAAAGGAAGTTGGGTAAACACTATGATAACTATAGAAATACAAGTCAAAAATCTTAAAGGAAGTATTGACAGATTAGAAAAATATATGGATGATGATTCTGTCACTGGAATCATGTTTAGTTATTTTGATGTTTATGAGCCAGAAGAGCATGAAATAAAATATAAAGGTAATAAAATATTATTATCATATGAGGATGATGAAGATCCCAAAGATCAGTTTGATAAGATTAAAGACTTTTGTTCTGATTATACTAAGTTTGCAAGAACCACATCGAAGATGATTCAGAAACACATCAAGAATGGCGGAGACCCAAAAGATCTTTCAGATTTAGAAGGTTCTGGCCCAGTTGATCCATATTTCATGGGTGCAGTGCAAACTGGCAAATTTGGAGATGCAAAGCGTCCATTTGTTTATACTGCAACAATGAAACAAATAAGAGAATCCCTTGCTGATATTGCAAGGAACGAAGCTACAAAATATAGACTTAAAATGTCTCCATCTCAGAAGGCAAATAAAGCATTCGGTGATAATTATCAATTGTATCATAAGACATTTTCTGGTGCGATGCAACATTCATATCAGGTAGCAAAGAAGAGAGGTTATAAGGTATCTGCAGATTCGATAGATACACAGGTCGCATTCGGCCCTCGCAAACCATCAAACGGAAAGATGAACAGTTATCATTTAGACTTGGATGGAGAAAGAAATAAGAAACTTCACGTTCAAGTATACAATACCGGAAATTCATACGAACTGAATATGTACGTTGAGTCTATGGAACTCAACGAGAGAATGTCTAGAAAAGATTTTGATAAACTCAAGAAGGGTGACAAGATAGAAATCAATTACGGTAGCACTGTTTCTAGTTCTCAGACTAGAGAGTTTTCTGTAGTCAATAAGTCCAGAAGTGCTAAGTATGATGTCGATAAGGTAAGACTACAACCGACAGATAAGACGGGTGGAATGAAGTTCTTCCTCTACAGTAGGTCTGGTGGAGATGCTACTCTCGCACTTGGAGATATGGGAGCATCCATTAAGAGTTATAGATTGTTAGAAGAAGTAGAACTTGAAGAACAATCCATGACTGATAATGATTGGGTTGTAGTTGGAAAAGGTAGAAAACCCGTTCGGTTTTTGAAGAATCCCAAAAACAATAAAGCACCTCGCAACTGGCAAAAATCTTCTGATGAAAAAGAAGTAATGCGAGTGAGTAAAGCGAAGCAGATGGGTATAATTAAGAAAGAGTCAGTAGAACTTGAAGAGAAGAAGTACAGTCCTTCGGACGAAAAGGATATCCAGAAGACCATTAGTATTATGAAGAAGTATCCGGCAAATAAAAAGAAGTCGGATAAAGAATTAAGAGACGGTGCGATTGAATATCTATTCCACAATAGATCTATGAAAAGAAAGAGAGTGGAGACTACAGAAGGGTTCAGTGCAGCTCAACTTGGTAAACTGAAGAAGGCATACTCTACTGTTTCTACTGTAGATCCCACTAGTCCTACTTACAAAAAATTAACAAAGATGATTAAGTCTCAGGATAAAGACGTTTTGATGCAGATCGCAAAGGCAAAAGTTAAGTTCGTTTCTCAGATAGCGGCAACAGAACTTCGAAGATCACATAACATTAAACTGAAGGCTTCTGAATTTATGGAGGAAATTGAGATGAACGAGTCAGAATTTAAGACTGTCAGAGGAAAGGACGGTAAGAAGTATGACGTTAAGATTTCTATGGACGGCAAAAAGTTCAAGTTTAGAGTGACGGATAAGACTGGAAACGTAGGCGCATTTAAGGTTATATCTCTGGGACAGGCTGCGAAACTCTTTGAGAACCTAGAAGAACTTGTAGATATTACAGAAGAAAGTGGTATTGAACTTGCTCGCAAGATTGTTGACAAAAAACAACACATGAAGGGAATTGATTTGACCACTGCTGGTCTTATTCTACAGGTTTATGATAAAGTAAACGATAAGAATAAAGCGAAGATGGACAAGATGTCTGCAAAACAACTCGCTTCGGTTGTATATAAACTTCTCTCTAAAGAAGAAGTCCAAGAAGAACATGATATGTACGGTTATAAATTATTTAAAGAAGAAGTAGAACTAGAAGAAGCGACAGGAAAAGAAATTGCTGCACTGATGAAGAAATCCAAGACTATGAAAGGATTTGCTGCTAAAGTTGCGAAGATGAAGACTGTTACCGTAGATGATTTAGAAGATATGCTTCCCGATTATGTTTCTGGCGGAGATATCAGAAAGATGTTTGAGGCTCACTGTAGTTCCAAGAGAATGAAGAAGGAAGGAATTACCGACGAAGATGTTGCACAGTTTATTGGCGCTGCGTCTGCTGCGAAGAAGGCCGGAAAGAAAAACTTCTCGTTTGGTGGAAAGACTTATCCTGTAACAATCTCTGGTGATACCGCAAAGAAAGTTCTTGAAGACTCTCTGGAGGAAGACATAAACGAAAAAATGGATCCTACAGAACACGTTGAGAAAAATAAAGAAACTGGAATGTATTGCGTTTATGGCGCCAACGGCAAGAAAGTAAAAGAATTTGAGGATAAAAAAGAAGCAGACGATTACGCCATTAAGAATCATGAAAAACTGATGGCTGTAAAGGAGTCTAAATATACAGACATAGAAGAATTAATTGAGTCTTCTGATAAAAAAGACGCGGCAGAGATGTCGAAGTTAGTGAAAGAATTGCAACCAAAGATCTCCAAATCAGAACTGAAGAAAGAGGTTGAGGCCATGGCAATGGAAAAATATAAGAACAAAACTAGAGCGAAGAAGATCGCCAGTTTTGCATAAGTGAGGTATCATGGGTAAGTTTACGCCGCCTAAGTGGGCAAAATTCGCAGTTGCGACAGATAAAGGATGGGAAGATTCCAGAACTGGAGAACTCTTAGTTTCTATACGAAACTTAAAGACTGATATGGAAGCCGCATCTGGTTCTACTCCTGCTGAACCAGCTCCCGTCGAAGAACCAGTAGTTGAGGCGAAACCTAAGAAGAAGGCAAGACAGCAAAAAAATCACTTTGCTGCAAAACCAGAAACACCAGAATTTGAGTCTATGACAAAGGAAGAACTGGAACTCTGGGCAAGAGAACATATTAATGTCGAATTGGACAGAAGAAAGACTAAGAAGAGTCTTATCGAAGAAATACAAGAAAATTTAAAGTAGAAATACTTTAGGAGGAAAAATGGCAGTATCACAATTTGGTCAAGAAAACTATATCGCAAACGGTCTAGGAATCCCTGCCCATGACTTCATACAGAATGTTTATGAACCCTCTACTAATAACTTGATTGCAGTTGAATACAAGCTTGGAGGTTCGTCCGGTACAGTGGTTGCCCGTTTAGATTTTACATATGATTCTGCCGGAAACCTACTGACTGTTGAAAGGACGGCGTAATGAGTTATAGATATAATCCACTATCTGGAAAGATAGAATTTGTAGGAATCTCAACTGCAGATGGAACATCTCTCGAAGCAACCATCAATGAGAAAGTTGCAAACTTAGTAGATTCTGCACCAACTACTTTGGATACACTCAATGAGTTGGCTTCTGCACTGAATAACGATCCCAACTTTGCGACATCTACCGCAAATCTAATAGGTACAAAAGCAGATACATCATCTTTATCTGCCGTTGCGACATCTGGTGCATATGCAGATCTCACTGGGAAACCTAGCGTATTCGATGGAGATTATAATAATCTAACCAATCAGCCATCTCTTTTTGATGGTGATTATGATTCCTTGACTAATAAGCCTTCTTTGTTTGATGGGGACTATGATAGTCTTGCTAATAAGCCAACTATTCCCACAGTTCCCGCAAATGTAAGTGAATTTGCCAATGATTCTGGATTCATCACTGGATACACCGTTACAGAATCAGATGTCACCGGCCACGAGTCTGCTCTAACTATAACAGAATCACAAATTAGTGATTTGGGATCTTATCTTGTATCTGCAGATCTCAATGGTTATGCTACTGAAGCATATGTTGGTGCTCAAGGATTTATCACTGGATACACAGTCACAGAATCTGATGTTACAGGACATCAATCAGCATTATCAATTACCGAATCCCAGATTAGTGATTTGGGAACTTACTTAGTTGCATCTGATATCAATGGATATGCAACAGAAACTTACGTTGGGTCTCAAGGATTTATTACTGGATACACAGTTACTCAATCGGACGTAACTGATCATCAAACAGCATTGTCTATTACAGAGTCTCAGATTAGTGATTTAGGTTCTTATCTGGTTGCGTCTGATCTTTCAACTTACGCATTGAAAACTTATGTTGACACTCAAGTAGCAGGTGTTGTCGATGCGGCCCCAGAAACTTTAAACACTCTGAATGAATTATCTGCCGCTCTTGGTAATGACCCAGATTTCGCAACTTCTACTGCAAATCTCATTGGCACAAAAGCAAACAGCGCAGATTTAT